CTCTAGCCATGTCAACAACCTACAGATCAAGTTCATCAATGGTGCGCTGTTAACCCTCAAGGGTGCAGATAGACCTGAGACTATGCGTGGTGTCAGTCTAAAGTACTTGGTGATGGATGAGTACGCCGACATGAAGCCAGAGGTGTGGGAACAAATCCTACGCCCTGCTCTTGCGGATCAGAAGGGTGATGCACTGTTTATTGGTACGCCAATGGGTCGTAATCACTTCTATGACTTGTTTACATACGCTAGTGTGTCAGACGATGAGGATTGGAAAGGTTATCACTTCACAAGTTTTGATAACCCCTTGCTAGACCCTAACGAGATAAGGGCTGCTGAGAAATCAATGTCAGCCTTTAGCTTCCGTCAGGAGTTTATGGCTTCCTTTGAGGCACACGGCAGTGAACTGTTTAAAGAAGAAGATGTTAAATTTAGTAAGGAAGAACCCACCGATGGTGATTTTTACATTGCTGTCGATTTGGCAGGATTTGCAGATGTACAGAAAGTCACGACTAAAACCAAAAGACTTGACCAAACGGCAATTGCTGTGGTTAAAGCGGGTGTGGACGGGTGGTGGGTTGCTAATATCATACATGGCCGTTGGGGAGTCGAAGAGACCGCAAGACGCATCTTTGAAGCAGTCAGAGACTACCAACCACTCGCAGTCGGTATCGAAAAAGGAGCCTTAAAGAACGCTGTAGCTCCCTACCTCAACGATCAGATGAAGAAGAACCAACGATTCTTCCGTGTGGAAGAGCTTACCCACGGCAACAAGAAGAAGGTTGATCGTGTAGTTTGGGCGTTACAAGGACGCTTTGAGCATGGTAACATCACATTAAACAAGGGCAAGTGGAACACAGAGTTCCTTGATGAGTTATTCCAGTTCCCTAACCCGTTAGTCCACGATGACTTGATAGATGCTTTGGCGTACATAGACCAACTTGCAAAGGTTGCCTACGCTTTTGACTATGAAGAAGAAGACTACGAATTTCTCGACAAATACGCAGGCTACTAACTATGATTGAAGATAAAGAAAACTTTGCACAAGAACAGCGCCTAGAAGACTGGGTTATACAGAAGTGCGATGGGTGGAGGGATCACTACGAAGCCAACTACTCTGAGAGGTTTGAGGAATACTACAGACTCTGGCGCGGCCAGTGGTCTGCTGAAGACAGAACTAGAACCACTGAGCGTTCACAGATCGTCTCCCCTGCACTACAGCAGGCTGTTGAGTCATCTGTCGCTGAGTTGGAAGAGGCTACCTTTGGCCGTGGTAAGTTCTTTGACATTAAAGATGACATCCATGACCAAAACCCTGAAGATATTGCTATGCTACGTCAGCACCTTGACGAAGACTTTAAGAAGAACAAGGTTAGGAAGGGTGTCGCTGAGTGTCTAATCAACGCTGCTGTATTCGGTACAGGCATTGCTGAGATTGTACTAGAGGAAGAGAAAGAGATGCAACCTGCTACTCAGCCTGTTATGGGTGGAGAGATGCAGGCTGTTGGTGTCAACATTATTGACCGTACTTGTGTCAAGCTACGTCCTGTGATGCCTCAGAACTTCCTTATCGACCCTGTAGCCACTAGCATTGAGTCAGCTTTGGGCTGTGCTGTCGATGAGTTTGTACCTTCACACTCCGTAGAGCAGCTACAAGAGAGTGGTGTATACCGCGATGTAGACATTAGCGTAGCATCTCCAGACTTTGACATAGAGCCAGATCAAGACCTGTCACGCTATGACGATGATAAGATCAGACTGACTAAGTACTACGGCCTTGTGCCACGCCACTTGCTGAAGAAGGCTATGGCGGAGGATGAAGCAGAAGACGGAGAGGTTATCGAGTTTGCTGAAGAGCAAGCAGACGATGGCAGCTACTACGTAGAGGCTATTGTTGTTATTGGCAACGGTGGTACTCTCCTTAAAGCAGCAGAAAACCCCTACATGATGCAGGATCGTCCTATAGTCTACTTCCCTTGGGACGTAGTGCCTAGCAGATTCTGGGGCAGAGGAGTATGTGAGAAAGGTTATAACTCTCAGAAGGCGTTAGACGCAGAACTACGCGCTAGAATAGACGCTCTTGCCCTTACCATCCATCCTATGATGGCTATGGACGCTTCACGCATGCCTAGAGGGGCTAAACCTACCATACAGCCAGGAAAAACCATCTTAACCAACGGCAATCCCTCTGAAATCCTACAGCCATTTAACTTTGGTCAGGTTAGTCAGATTACCTTTGCACAGGCACAGGCTCTACAGACAATGGTGCAGACTGCCACAGGTGCTATAGACTCAGCAGGTATTGCAGGGTCAGTTAATGGCGATGCTACGGCAGCAGGTGTCTCTATGTCGCTAGGTGCTATTATTAAGCGCCACAAGCGTACCCTGATTAACTTCCAAGAGTCCTTCCTTATCCCGTTTGTTACTAAGTCAGCTTGGCGTTACATGCAGTTTGAGCCTGAGATGTACCCAGTAGCGGACTACAAGTTTCATACCTCTAGCTCACTAGGTATTATTGCCCGTGAGTACGAAGTTACACAGCTAGTACAGCTTCTACAAACTATGTCTCCAGACACGCCTATGTATCCTAAGTTGGTTATGTCGATCATTGACAACATGAACCTGTCTAACCGTGAAGAGCTTATCGCTACACTAGAGCAAGCTAACACACCTAACCCTGAAGCTGAACAAGCGCAACAGCAAGCAGTGCAAGCTGCTCAACAAGCAGAGATGGCGTTTAAAGCTGCTCAGTCTGCTGCACTCAACGGCCAAGCACAAGAGTCCGCTGCTAGATCGCAGAAGATGCAGGTGGAGGCACAGGCTATACCACAGGAAACAGAGATTGCTCGCATTAAGGCAGTCACTACTAACCTACAGGCAGGGGATCAGGACGATAAAGAGTTCCAAAAGCGTCTTGAAATCTCTAAGCAGTTACTGAAGGAGCGTGAAGTAGCAGTCAAGGAAGGTAAGCCTGCACCACAGCAGCAAGTTGAACAAATACCACCACAAGGATTGCCTTTACAATGATAAGCTCAAGGGAACTAGAACACGTAGTAGATCAGGTTAACTCTAAGTTTGAGGAACTGTTTAAAAAGATAGCAGCACTAGAAAAGGATATTAAGAATGCCAACAGCAAAGCCCCGAAAGGGAAAAGCAAAAGTTAAGATTACAGCTAGTGGCAAGAAAGTAAGCTACGGACAAGCAGGTAAAGCCAAAGACGGAGGTTCTCGCGTAAAAGCAGGGACTTCCAAAGGTGATTCTTACTGTGCTAGAAGCTTGGGCATTAAGAAAGGTCTGTCTAAAGCTAAACAGAACGACCCTAATACACCTAATAACCTGTCACGTAAGCGTTGGAAGTGTTCCGGTGCTAAATCGAGGAAGTAATTATGTACGATAGAAGTAAGCCAGTTAAGAAAGCTAAGAAAACTACTATGTCCTTGCCCAAGAGAGGCGCTAGAGTCCTGAAGAATAAAGCCAAGAGAGTTAAGAGATGAAGGGGCAGACCCACGGAGGCAAGGGAAGCAGCCAGAGAAAGACAGATGCTGCTAAGTTCAGTGCCAACTGGGATGCTATATACAGCAAACCAAGCAAGAAGTCAAGTAAAACTAAGAAATAACTTGACATTTAGGCGTAGATGTGCTATAATATCTAGGTACTAAAGACTACACAGAGGTGCGTCCCGTGTAGCCGGTATAACAATAGGCGATGACAAGCCCCGTTAATACTGCTAACTATAGACCTGAGTAGGTCACTGTCACACACTTATAACAACTGTCCTAACGGAGAAACAGTATGATAGACAAAGAACTAGAGCTATATTACCGCAACATGAAACGTATGTTTGCCTCAGATGGTTGGAAGCAGCTAATGAGTGATTTAACTAGCAACGCGATAAATATTAATTCAGTAGAGTTAACTAAAGATGGAGAAGACCTACGTTTTCGCAAAGGACAACTCTCTATCATTGCTAACCTACTTAACTTAGAAGCTCAGATAGACACAGCGGAGCAGGACGCTTTAGAAGCGGAACAAGAAGAAGTAGAATGAGGGCTATGTTTGAGTTCAGGTGCGTAGCAGGACACACACAGGAACGATACATCGACTCTGAAGTTACACAAGTCCCCTGCACTGAGTGTGGGGAGACAGCAAAAAGAATTACAAGCGCAGTGCGTTCTAAGCTTGACCCTATATCTGGAGATTTTATGGGTGCTACCAGAAAGTGGGAAAGGAACAGGGCGCAGAAGCTGCAACAAGAGCGTAAGGCTAACTCCTAATACTGGGAAGCCCTACATAATACACCTCCATAATGAGTTTACTCACGGAGTTTAATAATGGCTACACTACTAGACGAGCGTTTGGAAACAGAAGAAGAAGAAGCAGAGATCAGTCAGATAGAGGCACAGCAAGAACCTGAACAGGAAACTCCTGCTGAACCAGTAGATGACATCCCCGACAAGTATAAGAACAAGAGTACAGCAGAGATTGTACGGATGCACCAAGAAGCTGAAAAGCTACTGGGCCGTCAAAGTTCAGAAGTAGGGGAACTAAGATCAGTTGTTGATAACTACATTCAAACACAACTCGACACAACAAAAGCAACCCCAGAACCTGAAGAAGACATAGACTTTTTCTCTGATCCCGACAAGGCAGTCGAGAGGGCTATTAAGAATCACCCGTCTATTAAGGCGGCTGAAGCACAGAACCAACAGTATAAACAGAGTACAGCACAGGCTGCATTGCAACAACGTCATCCCGACATGCAGGACATCCTGAGTGATACTAAGTTTGCTGATTGGATCAAGGCTTCAAAGATTCGGACACAGCTTTTTGTACAGGCAGACCAAGGTTATGACCATGAAGCCGCTGATGAGCTTTTCACGAATTGGAAAGACCGTCAACAAGCAGTCGGTCAAACAGTAGCCACAGAGAAGACGCAACGGAAGGAAGCAATTAAGAACGCTTCCACAGGTGGAGCTACAGGAAGTAGTGAAGCTAAGTCGCGCAAAATCTATAGACGTTCAGACATTATTAAACTTATGCAGGACGATCCAGAAAGATATTTATCCTTGAGTGACGAGATCATGCAAGCGTATCAAGAAGGAAGAGTCCGTAAATAAAACTCTTTTTAAGGAAGTATTATCATGGCTACATCAGTATATCCCGCCACAGGCGGATTCGTAGACAACACAAGCGCAGCTAAGTTCATCCCAGAAATCTGGTCTGACGAAGTAATTGCTGCATACAAAAGCAACCTAGTACTGGCTAATCTTGTTAAGAAGATGAGCATGACTGGCAAGAAAGGTGACGTAATCCACGTTCCCAAGCCTACTCGCGGTACTGCCACTGCTAAAGCAGCTAACACTGCTGTTACTGTTCAGATGAACGTAGAGTCAGAAGTGCTGATCAACATCAACAAGCACTATGAATTTTCTCGTCTGATTGAAGACATCACTGAAGTACAAGCTCTTGCTTCTCTCCGTCAGTTCTACACTGGTGACGCAGGCTACGGTCTGGCTCGTCAAGTAGACACCGACCTGATTGCACTGGGTAAGTCTTTTGGAGATGGCGATGGTTCCGATTGGGTTCACTCTAACGTCTATAGCTTTGACGGTAGCACTGGCATCCAGACTTATGCACTAGATCAGGTAGCTGCTTCTGATGTGTTTAACGATGCAGGTTTCCGTGACGCTATCCAGAAGTTGGATGATGTTGACGTTCCTATGGACAACCGTACTTTCACTGTACCTCCTTCATTGCGTAATGCAATCATGGGTGTTGATCGTTACATGTCTTCAGACTTCGTAGAAGGCCGTGGCGTTCAGAACGGTAAGATTGGCAACCTGTACGGCATTGACGTATATGTTTCTAGCAACCTACCTGTCATTGAAACTGCTAGCGACAACACTGCGGGAGGCGCTGTTAAGGCTGCTATCTTGTCTCACAAAGACACTATGGTCTTGGCAGAGCAACAGGCTATCCGTTCACAGACTCAGTACAAGCAGGAGTGGTTAGGAACTCTCTACACTGCTGACACTTTGTACGGTGTTCAGGTTATGCGTCCAGACGCAGGTATTGTTTTGGCTGTTAACGCCTAAACATAGGCAACAAACTGGGGGGATTCTTCGGAGTCCCTCCTTTCTTTTTTTGTTTGTTTCTGTAGGGACTATTCATGGCTATATTCAGAGGTGACGGGGGTGCAGGCGATTCCAATACGGACGCTATGCTATCGCTAGTTACAGCACAGGCTGTCATAGCCACTACAAAAGCAAGCGACTCCGCTGCTAGTGCTTCAGGTGCTAACACATCCGCTTCAACCGCAACAACTAAAGCAAGTGAAGCAGCAACATCAGCAACCGCAGCAGCCAACAGTGCTACAGGTGTATCGGACTACGCAGCAGCAGCACAGACATCCGCTAATGCAGCAGCATCTAGTGCTACAGCAGCCGCTTCAGCGGAAACCAACGCTGAGACAGCAGAGACTAATGCTGAATCCGCTGAGACGAACGCATTAGCACATAAGAACAACGCAGCCACCAGTGCTGCCACTGCTACTACTAAAGCATCGGAAGCCGCCACAAGCGCATCTACGGCCTCTACAGGGGCTTCGACAGCCACCACTAAGGCTAATGAAGCAGCAGCCAGTGCAAGTGCCGCAAGTACATCTAAAGACAGCGCAGCTACATCAGCTTCTCAATCATCGACTTCCGCTACCAACTCAGGTAACTCCGCTACTGCATCCGCTAGTTCAGCCTCTGGTGCTTCTACTTCCGCAACAGCAGCAGCTAACTCAGCGACTGCGGCAGCGTCTAGTGCGTCACAAGCTTCTGGTGCATTGTCATCAGCAGCCTTAAAAGCTAACAACTTGTCTGACCTTGCCAGTGCTAGTACAGCTAGGAGCAACTTAGGTCTAGGCACTGTTGCCACCACAGCAGCTAGTGCATACGCCACAGCAGCACAAGGCGCTAAAGCAGACGCTGCGCTAGTGGCATCCACAGTATCCTCCTATGGCGCATCTTTGATTGATGATGCAGACGCAGCAGCAGCTAGGACTACGCTAGGGCTAGGCACAGCCGCTGTAACGGCTACTGGGGCTTATGCTACAGCAGCACAAGGGGCAAAGGCTGACGCGGCTCTAGTGGCCTCTACGGTGTCTTCCTACGGGGCTACGCTAATAGATGATGCTAACGCAGCAGCGGCACGAACCACATTAGGCTTGGGAGATGTTGCAACGACAGCAGCTTCGGCTTATGCTACAGCAGCACAGGGCGCAAAGGCAGACTCAGCTTTACAATCTAACTCTACTTTAAACGCAGACAACATGACTTCAGGTACGCTACTAGGTGGCACTTACTAAAGGTATATAAAAATGGCAACAAAAATAGTAACAAAGAATAGCAGTACTGGCGGTAGCGCACCTTCTGCAAGTGATCTTGTCCAAGGCGAGTTAGCGGTTAACGTCACGGACAAGCGTCTGTATACTGAGAATGCTTCAGGTGCTATTGTCGAGCTAGGTACTAACCCTGCAAGTGCTGTGACTATGGCAAGTACTCTTGCTGTCACGGGCAACGTAGACTTCAACGGTGACTTAGACGTAGACGGCACTACTAACCTTGATGTCGTGGACATTGATGGTGCTGTGGATATGGCGAGTACTCTAGCGGTTGGTGGTGTTGTAAACGTATCAAATGGTTCATATGCCGCACCTGCTATTGCTTTTGCTTCTGACACAGACACAGGTATTGCCAGAAGCGGCACTAACTCTATAAGTATTGTGGCGGGAGGAGTACATAAGTTTTACTCCGATGCTAACTCATCTCTGGCAACTGTATCCGCAGGCACAAGCAACTTAACACTAGGTGTCAACGCAGGTAACTCTATAGCCTCTGGCGGTAACTATAATGTGGTTGTGGGCGATGAAGCAGGTACGGCTCTGACTACGGGTGATGAGAATGTTGCAGTGGGTTATAACGCTCTAGCTACAGAAGATACTGGAGTTGGTAACGTAGCCGTTGGTCGTAACGCTCTTACGGCCTTAAATTTTAATGGTAATGGGTATAACACGGCTGTGGGCTATATTGCAGGAGCCGCAATAACCACGGGCATTCAAAATACCATCATTGGTGGTCTTGCGGGTGATGCTCTTACTGATGCTGATTATAATGTGGCTATGGGCTATAACGCCCTAAGTGCGGATACGCTTGGCAGTCGCAATATTGCTGTGGGTGTAAGTGCTTTGGCAAACCAAAACTTTACTAGTGCCACTAATTCTTACAACACTGCGGTGGGGCATGGGGCAGGGTCGCAAGTAACCACAGGCTACAATAACACCCTCATTGGTGGTCTAGCAGGTGATTCGATTACTACAGGTAACAGTAATACGACACTGGGCGTAAGTGCTTTAAGCACAAACACCACAGGCACTGGTAACACAGCAGTTGGTGCCAATACTGCGGCTTATACTACTACAGGTAATTATAATGCTGTTCTAGGAACCTTCGCTTTAAATAGAAATACAACAGGCACTAGCAACACAGCAGTGGGTACTAACGCTCTCTATTATAACACCACAGCAAGTAATAACACAGCAGTTGGTAGGGATGCTTTAATCGCAAACACTACAGGCTCAGAAAATACGGCAGCAGGTTCTTTCGCACTAGACGCTAATACAACAGGTGCTAATAATGTTGCATTAGGCACACACGCTTTAGGCGTTAATACTACAGCTTCTAACAACACAGCAATTGGTAGAAATGCTTTAGAAGATAACACCACTGGCGGTAACAACACCTGTCTGGGTTATAACGCAGGATCGTATACTACTAACTTAATAACTGGCTCTAACAATACAATACTGGGTTCTTACGCGCACACATCTACAACTTCTGCTATGTATGCCAATGTTATTGGACATAACGTATCAGGCGCAGCAAGTTACACAACAATAGGAGTGATGTCTAGTGACATAAGAGCAGCACACGGTAACGTAACGTGGGCAACAGTATCCGATGAACGCTATAAGAAGGACATCGTAAACTCTACAGCAGGACTGAGCTTTATCAACGCTCTACAGCCTCGTACCTTTAAGTACAAGACCCTTGGCGAACTACCTGAAACTTTCAGTGCCTACGAAGAAGGCTCAACCGAAGTCTTCAAAAACTCTGACACCAACCACGGCTTTATAGCCCAAGAAGTTAAAGCGGCTATTGATGCTGACAGTGGCATTGCTGACGGCTTTAGACTTTGGGACGAAAGAGAAGACGGCTCTATGGAAGTAGCAGAGGCCGCATTGATACCTGTGCTTGTTAAAGCAATACAAGAACTCACCGCACGAATCGAAACCTTAGAAGGATAAAGACAATGGAACCACGCACTACAGAAGAACTAGCACAAGACTTCACAGCAATGGGTGACAGTGTAACTTTGATTACAGACGTAATCGCAGGCAACTGCATGGCTGACGATGATGCCGAAGAACGTCAAGGCTGTGTAGATC